ATATTAAGACGTGCCGGTCTCATGCAGATGTGTTAAACATGGCTTATATCAACCATATGTGTGGTAATGGACAGCGTTGGATGAGCGACATTGTGGGTAGAAAGAAGCCTATCAGAGACCGAGAGAAGGTCATAAAGGTCATCAATTCCATCCTCCAATATTGTGACGAGGTAGAGGAAATGAGAGAGAAAATTGAACGCCTGAAGCATGAAATCGAAGCACAAGTATAGAGCGAATTGGCTCACCTATTTTGCCGAGAAGGACATCAACCCGAGGAACGCACTAAAGATATTCCGACCAGAGTTTGATCCGGTGAAGGTCAAGAGGATGATGTCTTTGTTTCATGGGAGGATGACATTTGAGGAACAAGACCTAGTCGATTGGAAGAATATAAAGTCATCTATAGAGAGAACGGACACAAGAAACAATGGCAAAATCTTTTCGTAGTCAGAAGTATTTAAAGAGGGCTGATACATATTTGGTTCTCGACACCATGCACAAGAGAGTGAACAAGATGTGCATCTCTCTGGGTATTCCACAAGATCCAAAGTCATATGTGTACTTCGACCTCGCTCTTTTGAGTATTCCCCAGGGCGAGAGGAGAAAGATTCTCAAGCAAATATTCAGTAAATGGGGGACGGATATAAAGCTCGAACACGAACCCTATTTATTAACATTAGAAAAATTTACAAAAAAAGTTTTGGAAGGTTTCGAATAATGTGTTACATTCGCAAAACATTAATAAAGAAAACTTATAATTATGTCAAACATAACAATTTCACCAAAGACGGTTATGCCGTTCATCGAGCCTCGCAGAGAGGAAATGATTAAACTGATGGGAGGAGAAGAAGTCCTCATGAGAGAGATGTCTTTCGCCATCCAAGCTGCTAACAACAACCAAGTGTTAGCGAATTCTAACCCACAATCAGTTGCAATGGCTGTGTACAATTGTGCATTGACCAAGTTGTCTCTGAACCCTGTGATGAACTTGGCTTACCTCGTTCCTTTCAAGGGCAACGCTAAACTAATGCCAGGCTACCAAGGGATGATTAAACTTATCTCTGATACCGGTATCATCAAGTCGGTGTCTTCGGGAGTAGTTTACCGAGGAGATGACTTCGACATCGTGCAGGGTACATCACCTCGCATCAACCATAAGCCGAAGGGAGAGACATTCAAGGTTGATGACATCATTGCTGTGTACGCAATCTTCGTGTTGCATAACGATGAGACCTTGTTTGAGGTTATGTGGAAGCCACAAATTGATGCCATTAAGAATCGTTCAGAGACTGGTCGCAAAGATTTAGGCCCTTGGTCTACTGACTACGCAGAGATGGCTCGTAAGACCGTTGTGAAGAGAGGTTGGAAGTCTATCCCTAAGTCTTCGTTTGCCTTGGATAAGATTGAGAAGGTTAACACCGCTATCTCTATTGACAACGAAGAGTACAAGACCGTTGAGTATGTGAAGATGAGCGAGGAGCAAGTTGACCGCTTACTTGAGAAGACTACCAATGTGGTAGAACTTGAGACTGCTCTATCTGATGAGTCAGTAATGATTGATCCAGAGCAGAAGAAAGAGATCATTGAGAAGGCTCGTAAGAAAGTTAAAGGAGGGGACAATGAATAATCTATTAAACGAAATCCTAAAGGAACAAGCACAAGCGTCTGACCAACGCTCACAGGCTTGGTTTAACGCTCGTGTTGGTAAGTTCACCGCATCAGAGATATACAAACTAATGACTCAACCTCAGACGAAGGCAGCGAGAGAGAACGGAGAATTGTCTGAGACTACCAAGACTTATATCATGGGTAAGGTTGCTGAGGAGATGGCTGGTATTGAGCAGACCACTAACTCTGCCGCTACGGATTGGGGTGTGGAGCATGAGGCTGAGGCTTGTAATCTATATGCCGAGATGATGGAATCTCGTGTTGACTCTGTAGGGTTTATCCCCTATGGAGACCACGCAGGAGGCTCTCCCGATGGTATCTGCTCACGCTTCGGTGTGATTGAGATTAAGTGTCCATACAACTTCGAGAACCACGTTCAGAACCTTCTGATTGCTGACGAGGATGACCTGTTCAAGCAGAGAAAACCTTACTGGTGGCAGTTGCAAATGAATATGATTGTTACCGGGAAGGAAGAGGGTATGTTCATTTCTTACGATCCGAGAATGGATGGGAAGAACAAGTTAGCAATAATTCCTGTACATTTACAATCGGATTCAAAAGAAATTTTGGACAATGCCATCGCAATGGCAGTCAAGTACAAACAATTTTTAATCGAAAAGTTAGGCAAAAGATGATTCTAGACGAACATAAAAAGCATCAGATAATTGCATCCATGCTACACGCTAATGCGTTTGTAAACATCTCCGACCAAATCGGGCCACCCTTTTGGGAGAAGGAGGTGAAGATGAAGGGTAACCAGTTCGTTAAAGCTGCCGAGCAGAGATATAAAGTATTAGCCACCGCCCTCTTTGACCTTGAGGGTGGTGACTACTACCTTCGAGCAATGGGTGACACTGAAGAATTGATAGAGGAAATCTCTACATTACCCTGGTTTTCTTACTATGATATCGTTCAGCTAATTAAAAAATACAAGGATGAAAAAGCTTTGGAAGAGAAAGAGAAAGTTCAGAAAAGAATTGACTCTGAACAATCAGCAGAAGGGTGAGATTTATATCTCACTTGCAGTATTAATCATTATCTTTATCTACACACAACTCTCATGAAAGACCACCACAAATTTTTAGCAATTGCCATTGGTATCCTAACATTCATTGCGACCATTCACATATTAAGCGTTAAAGAGATGGAGGACAACAATGATGCTGAAGCAATTCTTCGTAGTCAAATAGAGGAACAGCAGAAGGTTATCGACAGCAAACAGATTGAGATTACCCAATTACAGCAGAAACTAATAGGTCTAAAAGGGGATGTGGTAGTTATAGATAATAAATCAAAGGAAACTAAAACCAAATACAAAGATGAAAAAAGGTATATTGATCTTGCTACTCCTAATCAGCAATCAAGTCTTCTCTCAACTAACCTCAACGAGTTCAAGGATCTTGATAAACAAGGATACTTTGACCTGCCTGAAGGATACTGAGATTAAAATCATTAACAAGATAGCGGCATCGGAGAGGTTTTACCACTCTATGTATGACACTCACTTGAGTAAGATTGCTAACCTTGAGAAGCAGATTTCTATCTTGGACGTTATTGCCGATGATTACAGGGTTTCTTACGAGGCGAAGTTAAAACAATACGAGGCTTTGAATATGCAGTACGAACTGAAGAAGGGTGAGTACGATGAGTTAGAGTCTTCGTATTGGATTCTTGACACGAAGAAAACAACATGGAAGACTATTACCATTGTTGGAATACCAGTCTCCTTCGTTGGAGGCGTTTTACTTACCGTTAAACTTTTAAACTAACACATATGAAAACACTAGCAGACAGAATTAAATTTCTACCTATTGAACAAGACCTTGTCAAGTCATCCTCACTTGATTTGTCCCATATTGGAACACAAGTTATCGAAGGGAAGGTTATTGAGGTTGGACCAGAGATTGAAGAAGTTAGCCTTGGAGACATCATCCGATTCAACGAAAAGACTCCAGTATACCTTGAAGAAAAAGGAATTAAGGTTGGCTACATTATGGAGTCTGATGTGCTACTTATAATGGGCAATGAGAAGGAAGGTTAGGTATTGGAACGATATCCAAATTGAGGATGGTGCTTGTTATATGTGGAACGGAGAGTACCAAGTTATAACATTCAACAACTCAAAGGTCGGATACTTCCACGCTTGGGGAATTGTTTCGGGAGAAACTGTCGCTCTGATTGAAAATTATGAGGGACATATTGAGGCAATTAACCCAACATTTGTTAAATTTACACACGAGAACACAACCACACCTCATTTGTTTGAAGCATTATCCTTCATAGAAGATCAGGAGACGAGAGAGAGGGTTATAAATGTTTTCTTGAACACAGATGAGTACAATAAAGGTCAACATAAAACCTCTGTCCATAAACAAAGCCTTCCAGGGAAGGAGATTTAAGACAAAGGATTATAATGAATATGAAAAGTCATGCCTATTGATGATGCCCCGGCTACGATTTCCTCAAGGCAAGGTCGCACTTCACATACGGTATGGCTTTTCTAACAAAGCTTCTGACGTAGACAATCCAACCAAGTTAGTGTTGGATATTATGCAGAAGAAGTATAAGTTTAATGACAAAGATGTTTACGAGATCCATCTCTACAAACTAATTGTCCCACGAGGAAAAGAGTTTTGGGAGGTTACTC